CCCATTTCCAGTAAGCTCAAATTTAACAAATGTCATCCAATGTGTAGTGCCTCTTTGCTGACCAAAAAGCGGTTTAAATGGAATTGCTGACAAAACTTCTCTTACATTAACCTGGCAATCAGACCATTTAAAAACTAAAGTTCCTCCTACTTTTAGAACTCTCATACACTCTTCGAAACCTTTTGAAATATCTTCTTTCCAGTTTTCTTTATCAAGTTGGCCATACTGGGCTTTCATAATTGAGTTTTGTCCAACATATTTTAAGTGTGGTGGGTCGAAGACAACAAGGTTAAAGCTATTACTTTCAAAAGGCATATCACGAAAATCACCAATTACATCAGGGTTGACATTGATTTTTTTGCCGTGCATCTCAAATTTTTCTTGTCTGACGTCCATAAAAGTTGTGTGAGGTTCGTTTTTATCAAACCAAAATAGGCGACTTCCACAACAAGCATCTAAAATCTTGATGTCTGTCATTCTCTATCCTCCATTACCTGTCATTTCCGCAATCCGCTTTGTCTGTCTCTGATTTTGCTCACTCGCACGTTTAAGCTGCTTTTGTGTCCTGCTTAGCTGTGTACGTAGTCCTGTGATTTGCGACTCGTAATATTGTCGTGCGTCGCGATAGCTAAAATACGACACGGTTACCATCATCCCAAATATTGCGATTGCAAGAAACAATAGTGCTTTCCAATCGTTTTTTAGGACATTAATTATTTTATTCAAGTCATCACGTAAATTTTGCAATAATTCATCTGTTGTCATTCTTCCACACTTTCTATCAGGTCGCTGTTCTGATATATATTCCCGATAACTTCGCAGTCCTCGTTTCTTAACCACAAATCTGATCCGCGTCGTCTATTGTCAATGCGCCAAGAACCACCTCTGAATTGATTCACTTTAAAAAATTCTAAATCACTAGTAATTGTATATTGTAATTTCACGACGTCTCCCTCAAAAATCTCCACGCCGTTTTTATCAAACAGTCCTGTTGATTGCCTGAGAATATAATCATCAAGGTTATCCTCGACAAAATGAAACGTCTCTAAGCGACCAGAGCGAAACTCATCATCTGCTAAGCTGCATCTGTATATTTTGCGTTCACTTGATTTAAAGCCATCAATGCTATACATTTTTTGGATCTTTTTATTAAATGCTCTAAATTTTGGTATCATTATTACTCCTCATTCCATATAGTCATCATAAATCCAAATTTGGTCTTTACTAAGTATTAAATCGTGTCCTGTTTTATCTATTAATATTTGTAATTGTTCGAGATTATCAATTTTTATAAAAATATCAGGAAAATAACCAATTTTTGTAATTTGATAATGTATGCCGCATGATTTTAAATCTTCAACATATTGTTCATCTTTAAAGCTGGCTGCATGCAACTGGTAAATACAACCATTAAATTTTGATTTACTGTATGGATAACGATTTGGTTTCTTCATTCCGCTTCCCTCATGAAATATTCCGTCGATCGCTTCTCATTTGCTAACTCTAGTTTTCTGATAAACTGCATCGCTTCTCTTTTTGTTGCGAACTCATGCTCCTTAAACAGGTTTTTGTCATAAACCATGTAAGTCGCTGTAATGCCTTTGTTGTAAACTCTCACAACGTGTTTTTTAGTCATCTTTTTGTCCCTCCAACCAAACCGCTAACATCATGCAATAATTAGCCATGTCGTTTAACGTGTCTGATAGGCTCTCTGAGACGTTTTGTTTATTTTTGATAAGATTACACACCCGATTGTATTTATCGCCGATTCTGACCACTCCTGCGACAATCCCGAGGTCGTCAAGCGACTTTTCAAACGAGTTTCCGTAATCTGCGTTTTTATCTAAAAATGTTTGATAGTTTTTATCAAAAGCTACTTGCATTGATTCTGGATTAATTTTATATGTCATCCTTTTACCTCTCTCAAAAAATCTATAATCAATTTACACTCGCTCTTATTTACATCATAAGGCAACACACTGTCGTAAGATTTAGGTGTGTATTTAATATCTTTATTAAACTGCCTGCGTCTTTTCATAGTCCCATCTCCCATGCTTTAGCTAATGCATCCATACGTTTGACTTTTTTGACAAGCTTAACATCACCATAATTTTTAAACATCCACTTTTCGTAGATTTCGTCATCCTCGTCCGTCTTTTTTTGTTTAAGACGGTAAGACTGCTTGATTAACGTTATCATTTCCTCAGTCGTGTAGATTTGTTTAAACCAATCTAATACGTTAGGAGGTGGCAATCTATTAAGGTTTTTATAGTATTTGACAGATTTATACACTCTGTCAGCTTCTTCTGGATCCGTGATGATAATGTTGTCGTCTAAAAATGCTTTGATTGACGGCTCCATTTGTTTGTAAAAATCATCTACTAGTGTCATTGACTATTTTTAAGGCATCTTCCACAGATCTAGCCACTCCTACAAGCGCTCCCCTAGATGCCATGACCTCCATAAATTTTTTCTGTTCAGGTCTTACTCGACCTGTTTCATTTTTAACTTCGATAAAAAACACTTGCCCGTCTGGTTTAAATCCAAACAAGTCACAAAAACCTTTTGGTAAACCTGTATCAAAAAATCTGCCGTCTGCTGTTTTAACTTTACCAACGTTGGCTCTAAAAACCATATGGCCCGCTTGTGATAATCCAACACGAATTTGGTTTTGAATTAATGATTCTGTTGTCATACCATCACATACCTTTTTGTATCGATAATTTTTCTTAGCGATTTTACACTAAAAGCAAATACCCAATTCAATTTGTTTTTGTCTTTAGGTTTAAAACCAGCAAGCAACATAGCTCCTTTGAATTGACCGTTTGTAACATAAAAACCATTTTTACGGTATTCAAACTTATGCTTTAATCCATAAGAGGTATGCCCATTTTCATAAGTTTTTGTTTTTTCTAACTGCTTACACCAGTGCAGCAATTTTTCTTGTTTGTCTTCACTTAGTTCTAAAAAACCTTTAGGATGATCACTGCGATAAAAATGCTCTTTAGCTTCTTCGCTAGTGATATTTCCAATTAACCAGTCGTGATAGTAAATCGATTCAGAAGGAATCGGAAGGTCTTCGTAATCTTTTAAAATATCGTACATACTTTCTCCTTTTTTGATTTTGTTCCCACCAATGTTCCAACAGGGTGGAACGCACCAATTCCTTGCGGCTCAAGGGATTAGACCATTTCTGTTCCATGTTCCGCCATTTTTTGCTTTTCTCTCTATATATTTATATTATTTATTTTTTTATTAATATTAAGAAAAAGATGGAACATGGAACAGAAGTCTATTAAACCCAGTAATACCAAAGGGTTTCGCTGTTCCATGTCATGGAACAAGGATGGAACAAAGACGGAACATTTATATAATCTTCACATAAGATTGCATACTTCCATTAGCGTCTTTTTCATTATTCCAAGGAAAGTGGCCATATTCTGTTGGTATTTCGTCAGACGGGAAGAATTTTCCTGCGACTCTAGATTTTTTCTTAACCCAGCCATCAGGGATATTGGTTGACAATTCATTTTCAAAAGTTGATTGCTTAAGCGGTGTGTGCCCATTATCTTTGCACCACTCTTTATACAACCACCATAAGAATCTAGTAGGGAGCACAGTAGAAGTAAAACGCTCAAACCAATCATCTATAAAAGCGAGTATCGTGTTGTTGTCTCGCTTAAAAGCATGCATTCTTTCTTGTGTCGCTTTCGGCTCACTAAACCTATCAAAATCTATATTGATAGCTTTCCAAAGGACGTATTCAAGCACTTCTTTACGATTAATGTAATCATCTTTAATGGCCCAGTTATCTTCCTTTGATGAGAATGTCTTTTTAAACGGGATGATGATAATGCGGCGATAAGTACCATTTGATTTATTTTTAAACGATGGCATCCCGTTTGTTGATTGTATGACGGTTTTTTTAAAAATCGCCATGTAAGGGTTCTCACCTTTTTTCTCGATGCTCACAGGCTCACCAGTCACGACAGAGTTAAAGTTACTACTTTCGTCCACATAGATACCAGCTTGAACATCATCTCCGATAATTACCGTTTTCCCCTCAATAATCGCAAGACCGAAGCGTTCTGAAAATTGATTTAATTTTAGAGGAGCGACATTTTTAAAACCAACCAGATTGCTGATCATCTGTTGAAACGTCCCTTTACCATCGTTACCATTACCTACGAACCAGATTGATTTACGATAAGAGTAGTTACCGTTTAAGGATGCTGCCACGACTTGCCATAATAACTTGACGAGGTCCTTATCTCCGCTCATTAAATCTAATAACCATGACTCCACGTCCCAACCGTCAATGGTTGGGAGAGGAGCGTTTGGAATAAGTTCTGTTTCGATAGTGCTGAAATTAATAAATCGGTAATCAAAAGGCAATAATTTGCGTTTGTATTTGTCGTAAATACCATTTTTAACTAGTACATACCGTCTCACGTCTTGGAATTCTGGTTCGAAGTCCATTGCCCCATATTTCCTATCCATACTCGCTAACATAAACAACACGTTACGGCATTTTGTCTCATTAAACGTAGGTTGTAGAATATGGATTAATTTATAAGCGAATTTATAGTCCTTGATGTAATATCCTTGGTCTGGATCGTAGATAGCTACTTTCCCGTTTTCTAAGGTAATAACATGCAGGTACTTATTTATTCCGATAGCAACAGCTAGTTCTGATAAATTTTTAACATCTTTCCCAGCTTCTTCAAGCCAGTCTCTTCGATACGCTATCAATTTGGATTTGATAGCAGACCATGTTGTGGGTTTACCTGGTTCAATGCCAGGTTCCTCATTTAATTTTTCTCTGTAAAATTCAAAGTCCACTTCTCCTCCTCAATTCCTTGTCACACATACTTTTAAAAGTACGATCAAACTCCTTATCATTTAAAGGGTCAACTGTTTTGTGATTAGCCATTTTAGCTAATGTGTATGCTATTTCAACATCTACATTTCTAAGCAATAGACCACCTACAAATTCAGCGAGACTGTTGTTTCTGCCACCTGTATCACCAAAACCAAGGACAATCGTCTCAAATAATTTAGCTGTTTTATTGCTACCTTGGTAATCTCCAGATGTAAAACTACTAGCATCATACTCGTAAGCAGGCTTTAATTCTTGCAATACAGTTATCAACTCAAGAGGCGCTTCGGTCATTTCGCCAGAGGTTGGCGAATGCACCTTATCCCACACATACATGCCTTTGGCATTGTTTGATGGTGGTACCAACACATAATTGTTAACATGAGCTTTTAAGTCCACACCATCGACAAAACCGATATTTTGCGCCATGGAAACGCCTTGTGGTTTTTTAAGGTAGATATGCCTTCCTCCACTAGGCGTGGTTGCTTGCAAGGTTTTTGGTATCAACCTTGCATGCTCCCATTCTCTAAGGTTTTTCAGACCGTCAACGCCATTGTGGACATCAATATCAATGACAAAAAACGAATCTGTTCTTAGAGCAATATTGGCATCTGGATTATCCTTCCACAAAAGCCGCAACTCATGCTCCGTAAAAGCTGGTTTATCCGCAAAAGCGACTAATGGTTTTTTACCATCCTTTGAAATCGGAATAACTGAAAATCCCTTTTGTTGATAATAGATTGCGTAATCTATCATCCCTCTCATAATTAGAATGGAAGATCGTCTTCTTTAAATTCTTCCACAGGGTTAACCATAGATGGAATATCGGACTTTTCGATACGTTTCACATTTAAGTTGTTGTAAGTATTTCCGTTATATTCGGATGTTTCATTTTTAACGGTAATTTTGAGACACTTGTTAAGTAGTTGATTTAAGTAATCATCCAGGGACTTAAACTGTGTACCCTCAGGAATACCTGCTTGCTTAGCGAGATTATGAATGACCCCTTCTGGATATTTCCCGTCTTCTTTTTTGGCAAAAATACGGTGGAAGATAATGTTATTTTGAAACTCTTGTTGGAAGTCTTTGCGAATTCTGAAGTGAATGTTGATAAAGTCTGCGCCATTTTTAGTTGCGTCTTGGACCGCTTTTTCAATAAATGTTTCGTAAGTTCCGTCAGTAATTGATGCAAATTCCTTTGCTTTTGAGTAATCGATTGTAAACATAATGTATTTCTCCTTTTAATATAAAATTCCTAGTTTTTTAGCGATGTAATACTGCCAACCTGGCTTGTATCCATGTTGTTTTCGGTATTCTGTTAGTTCGTCCATCGTCTGGCACATGTCAGGTGTCTGATAGGTACTAACTCTATTTTTTAGTTTTAGTTGTTTTTGTTCAGATATTTCTTGTAATTCAGCTTCTTTGATTTCTTCGATTTCACGTTTGGTCAACTCGTTTTCGTGTCCACATTCTGGACAGATACGAGTATCGGACCAATAGGTGGCATAACAGTTATCGCAAACTCTTGTGGTAGGCTCACCAATCTTAGCGGATTGCTTTTGTTTAGTCTCTCCATCTAAACGCCATTCTCTATCCATGTTAGGTAAACCAAAACGCTCCACATTGCCAACGTGATCAATAATAATGGCTGTTTTCCCATCTCTTGGATTTAACGGTCGCATTGCAAATTGCAAATATAGCGATAGCGATTGTGTTTGTCTCAACATAATGCAAACATCAACATTTGGCAGGTCTATCCCTTCTGTAAACAATTCACAGTTAACCATGATTTTTAAATCACCATCTCTAAATGCTCGCATAGCTTCTTCCCGTTCGTTCTTAGGCGTTTTTCCGCTCACTGCTTGTGATTGGTACCCTGCTTGATTAAAGGTGTCAGAAACCAAATGAGAGGCTTCTACGCTGTGCGTATAAACGATAGCTTGCTTTCCTTTTGCTAGCTTTTCATAGTGTTTAATAACATCACCATAGATAACCGATTTCATGGATTGATCAACAGAATCCTTAGTAAACTCTCCACCTCTTTTTTTAAGGACAGAATTATCAATCATGGACGGTGCGTAGTATTTAAAGTTAGCTATATTACCGTGTTCTTGCAGCCATTTGACAGATTTTCCAACTACCAAATCATCAGCAATATCATCAAATCCATCTCCATTTAACCTGACTGGTGTCCCAGTGAACATTAATACATAAGCATTTTTAAAATAGTCGATGATTTTTAAGTAAGACTTGGCCTTACTGTGATGAGCCTCGTCAATCAAAATTACTTCTGGTTGAAAGAGGCTGTCTAGTTTCCTAACTAGCGATTGCACGCCGCCGATAGTTAACAGGTTTGAGTTAACTCCATTTACTGCAAATGTCTTTTCTACCTGTTCATTGATTTCTTTTCTATGGCTAAAAAACAATACTCTGTTTCCTTTATCCGTAGCGCTTTTAGCGATATGGGCCATTACCACCGTTTTCCCGCTTCTAGGGAGGCGACTGGACGATTATTCTTTTATTTCCAGTCGCTAATGACCTCCTAATATCTGTTAATAATTCTTCTTGGTAATCACGTAGTTTCATTTACTGTGTCTCCGAAATTGAATAATTCTTCTGCTTTACAAACTGTCCTATTATCAAGTCTGTTTTTTGCATATAGTCCGTCACTGCCTTGCAGCAGAATTCCATGTCCGCCTGTTTTAGGATTTACTTGGACACGACCGACAATATCTGTTAAACCAAGTGTTTGACTTAATACTTGCTTACGGATGTCTGGGATGTATTGCGTGATAATTTGTCCGCTCTCAAGCGTTAAATCTTGCGTCGATTCCCAAGCCGTCACAAAAATATTAATAGGTTGGCTGTAAATAGTAGTCAATACTCTTAAATAGTAATTGGTCCACATGTTGTATTGTTGCAATTCGTTTGTGATTCCGTTTTTGGATTTACGACCCTGCTCAATAAACCAGTCTGATTGCCAACTTGTGATGTTATCAATGACTAAATTGTCATATTCTTTGATAAGTTCTGGTAATTCTATCAAGAATTCAGTCATAAAGTCGCTTGGATGCGTCCTGTCAAATTGAATAATATCAATGTTTTCATTTCCGGCAATCGTTTTAGATGAGTGATCCATGTCTAAAATCAGTGTCTTGCCTTGTAAGTAATTAGTTAAGTAAGTTTTCCCGTTTCCTGGTTTTCCATAGATTAATATGCGCCAATTATGAGTTTTTGTAATTTCTGTCGCTTTAGTAATTTTCATCTTCCACCTCCACCATCTCAGTTAAGGCAGTGTCATAATCAACCATTTTTCTGATTGCTTGTTCCTTTTCTCTAAATAAATCATCAATTATTGGGGTGTCAAAAATAGGTTCGTATTTTTTTATAATATCTAAAATCGCTTCGCCGACTTCTTGTTCTATGGCTTCTGTTAATTTTCCAGTTCTTAATTGGATAGTTGTATTTGATATACCACCGTATCTATCATTGTAATCTGGTGCGATAATCATTTTTTTATGTTTGTTAATGTAGATTCTCAATCGTAAGCCCTCGCTTCCCATGTGATTTGCGGATCGGGTTCTTTACAGCAAGGGCATTCCAAGTCCTTGTATGCTGATATGTTTGACCATTTTTTGCCGCAATTTTCGCAATAATATTCAAAGCTATACATTAATCCCCTTCCATGATTTCTAGGTTATCAAGAGAAAACCTAATCATTCTTTCAATAATTCTTCTCATTGGGATACCTGTTTCTGTCGAGATTTCTTTGATTTGGGCGTGTAAATCAATCCCTACAAAAAACGGTAATGTTGCAGTATTTTCTTTTTCTTTTTTTAAAGTTAGTTTTTCCATGTTTTCAACTCCTTCTGATCAATCTCATCAAGCTTAGCAGTACATTTGTCCAGCGTGCTTTGCAGGATATATCCATCCTCGATGATGACATCTAATAAATTTGCTTTAGCAACCGCATGATTTAACTCGCTAAACTCTTTGTTGAGTCGTGTGTTTTCGTCTCTTAAAAATTCGTTATCATTGATTAGGTATTGATCCATTCTTTCCTCCTACCAAATTTGTTTAGCAGGCAAACCGTGTTTTTGGTTATATCTACGTGTATTGGCTTCCCAACCGTTGTTTTCAATCGTCCATTTTGGTTTTTCTTCCTGTTTTTTTGGTTTCGCAAAAATAAAATCTAATAGTTTCACAGATACTTCTCCTTATCTTTTTCCCATTCTATTGATTTGCGATAAAACAAATATTCTCGCATCCCGTCAATAGTTACTCTTCCACCTTGTTCCAAAAGGTACTTTGAAAAATATGGAATCTTTACCATCTCATAACGCCTGTCTTGCATTTGACGCTTAGTATATCCAAAAATTTTACCTAACGTCTCGTCATCTGCGCTATAAGGTTCGGTGACTATGTCTTTTATGTGTACTATTTCCATTCTGTCCCTTTCTATGTTATAATTAAGTAAATTAATCTAGTTTTGAGTCCGATTCCCGTCGGACTTTTTATTATCTAATTAAGTTGGTTCTATTAGTAAAACTCAGGCTTAATGTTTACATTGAATCGAAGTCTATCCTTTGGATGGGCTTCTTTTAGTTTCTTTACTTCCGTGATTGCTTCTTCAGATGTTGTGCAATATAGGGTAAATGTTATTTCGTTCATGTGTGTCCTTTCTACTATATGATTTAAAATCATATAGTGTTTAAAATTTTTGTGTTGCTTGCTTGTTTATCCCAAGAATGTCATCGGTAGATACATCGAAAAACAAAGCTAGACTAATAAGATACTCACCTGAAATCTTTGTCTGGTCTTTTTCCCAGTTGCTGATAGATGTTTGAGTAACACCTAATTCTTTTGCCAATTCACGCTGTGACATCTTATTATGTTTAGCTCTTAATTCTGCAATAGTTACCATAGCTGAGTCGCTCCTTTCTTGATGATGATTACATTCTATATGATTTTAAATCTTGCGTCAAGTGTTTTATATGATTTATTTTCTGTTTTTTTGAAAAAATCGTAAATCATATAGTTTATTTAAAACTTTTTTCTTATATGGTTGATTTATAATCATGGTTTTGATATAATTTACTTATCAAAATTAAAAAGGAGGTATCCTATGGAGCAATTAGGGGACCGAATAAGAAAGTTGAGAGAAGGGCGCAACATGACTCAGACTGAACTTTCAGAAATATTGGGCATGAAAACCTATACTACTGTTTCAAAGTGGGAGAAGAATGAAAATTTTCCAAAAGGTAAAGACCTAAAAAAACTAGCAGAGATTTTCAACGTTACCTCTGACTATCTTTTAGGACTCACAGATAGTAAACTTGGGAAAATCACAATACAGAACGAACAACCTGAAATCGTTTCTATATACAACCAACTAGAACAACCTAGACAAGAAAAAGTCCTCAACTTCGCTAACGAACAATTAGAAGAACAAAATAAAACCGTTTCTATATTCGATAAAAAATCTGAGGAGACAGAAGATTATATCACTGACTACGTTGAGGGATTGGTTGCCGCTGGTCTTGGGGCATACCAAGAAGACAATTTACACATGAAAGTTAAACTACGTTCTGATGATGTCCCCGATGAGTATGATACTATTGCAAAAGTAGCTGGCGATTCAATGGAACCACTTATTCAAGACAACGATTTGCTATTCATCAAGGTATCTAGCCAAGTCGATATGAATGATATAGGGATATTCCAAGTCAATGGTAAAAACTTTGTAAAAAAACTCAAGCGTGATTATGATGGCGCTTGGTACTTGCAAAGTTTAAATAAAAGCTATGAGGAAATCTATCTATCAAAGGATGACGACATCCGCACAATCGGTGAAGTTGTGGATATTTATAGGGAATATTAAAGGAGACTGTTATGGCAAAAGTCATATTCCAAGATAACTTTCTCTTAATGGGAACAAATTATCATGAAAAAGAAGCTAATAAAGTTATGGCTGAAATTGGTAAGAAATCACCATACTGGGATAAGGATAAAGATTTTATTTCTGACTACATAAAATCAAACTTCAAGGATATCTACAAGTATTACAGGGTCTCAACAAAAGATGTAGAGGTTGTCAGAGAACCTCTTAATCGTCACGATCCAAATGCCATAAAAGTCATGGTAAACAAAACTTTTGTTGGCTACTTTCCAGCAGACTTAGCTAAACGATTAACCCCTTATGTAAAAAAATCTAGTCATTACCAAATGGAAGCAACCCTTACTGGTCGTGGTGGACAATACAAAACACTCAAAAACGATTTAAAGACCGTGGTTACTAAAAAGAAAGATATAACTTATAAGTTACGATTGACTATTTTAAAAGTAGATAGAGTATCAAAAAGTAAAAATGCTGGATTATTAGAGTCGATAGCATCTTGGTTTCTCAACTAACAAAAAAGCCCCACGCTCAAATTTGGCGAGGAGAGCGTGAGGCGAATCTAGTATAGTAAAAACCTGCTTCGCAGTAGGTCTCTTTACTATACCTATTTTAACAGAAAATGAGGTAAAAAACAAATGTGGATAGAAGAAACTGATAACGGTAAATTCAAATTTCGTGAAAATTATAAAGATCCTTACACTGGAACATGGAAACCTGTATCCGTTACTATGGAGAAGGATAATTCAAGAGCTTATAAAGCAGCTCGAAAAATCCTTGAACAAAAAATAACAGAAAAAATAGCGCAATTAAAGGCCTCTGAGTTACTTTTCACGGAACTTTTAGATGAATGGTGGGCGTTTTATAAGAAAGAACTTAAAAGGTCGTCTGTAGCTTCTCTGAGAGGTAATATCGAAGAGATAAGGGAAACTTTTGGAATAGGTGTTAAAGTAGTGAATATTGATCCTAAATACGTTCAGAATTATCTCGATAACCTAGATTGCTCTAGGAATAAAAAAGAGCGTAATAAGTCTATGCTAAACTTAGCATTTGATTATGCTGTTGGTTTGGATATTATCCAAGATAATCCTGCAAGACGTGCTAAACTCCCAAGGGTAAAGAAAACTCTTGAAGACTGGAAAAAGGCTGAAGAAAAATATCTTGAAGAAGATGAAATTAAACCATTATTGAAAGAATTGTACAGAAGACCTAGCACTTACCGACTTGGTTTGTTGGCTGAGTTTATCAGTTTGAACGGTTGTCGTATCGGTGAAGCTGTCAGCATTGAGCCGTGCAACTACGAATCTAAGTCAAGAATATTGCAGTTGCACGGAACATTTGATCATACAGAAGGATATCGTAACGGGGAAAAGACAGCACCAAAGACATTAGCTTCTTATCGTGAAACCATCATGACAAGTAGAGAACTTGAAATTCTACAAGAGTTAGAATTTATGAACGAACTAGAAAAAAATACAAATCATAGATATAGAGATATGGGATACCTTTTTACAACAAAAAACGGTGTTCCAATTCAGACTAACTCATTCAACTTAGCTTTAAAAAAAGCTAATGAAAGATTGGAAGACCCAATTACAAAAAAACTTACTAGCCACATCTTCCGTCACACTCTTATTAGCCGTCTAGCAGAGAATAACGTGCCGCTAAAATCAATCATGGAACGTGTAGGACATGCAGACGCTAAAACTACTGCCCAAATTTATACTCATGTCACAAAGAAAATGAAATCAAGTGTAGCTGATATTATGGAAAACTATTAA